AAGACGGAGAAGATGCAGATGAGCAAGAAGTAGTAGACATTACTGTTGGTGAATTGAAAGACATCATTCGTGATGTATTCATGACATTACAAGGTGGTGACGAAGCTGCTTTAGATGCTGATACTGATTTAGCTGCTGATTTAGACATGGACATGGCCGGCGGCGAAGAAATGCCTACCGACGACACTGAAATCTCATTAGAAGAAATTTTAAGAGAATTAGAAGCTGCAGACAAAAAAAGTAGAAGAAGCTGTTGGTGTACCTGGTGCAATCCAAAAGGATAAAGTACCTGGCGCAGTTCAAGCTTCTGGAGAGACTGTTGGCGAAGTTAAAAAAGAACTTAACGAAGCTATTAAGAGTATTAAAGCTCTTAAGCATGAATTGAATGAAATCAATTTATTTAACGCTAAGTTAATGTATGTTAACAAAATCTTCAAGGCTAGAAACCTTTCTGAATCACAAAAAAACAAAAGTTATCAGCGCATTTGACAGATCAACATCTGTTAAAGAAGTTGAAAATACTTTCAGAACTTTATCTGAATCAATCAGTGCTGCACCTAAAAAGTCTTCATTGAAAGAATCTGTAGGGTTCGCTTCTAAAGCAATGGGTAATGCTCCAGCTAGACCTATTGTTGAAGCAGATGCCTTCGTAACAAGATGGCAACAACTTGCTGGAATTAAATAAATTAAAAAACAAAACACATTTAAAAATGTCAAATTTAGTACAATCTCTATTAGAGAGCGCTAATCCATACCAAGATCAATTGGGGGTTAGTCAAAAATTGTCTAAGAAATGGGCTAAAAGTGGTTTACTTGAGGGTTTAAAAGACTACGATAGAAACAACATGTCTGTTATCTTAGAAAACCAAGCTAAGCAATTAGTGATGGAACAATCATCAACAGGTGGTAACGTTACAAACGGTGCTACTTTCACACCAGGTAATGGTGAACAATGGGCTGGTGTTGCTTTACCGTTAGTTCGTAAGATCTTCGGTCAAATCGCTGCAAAAGAGTTCGTTTCAGTTCAACCAATGAACTTACCTGCAGGTTTAGTATTCTACTTGGATTTCCAGTATGGTAATAACATTCCTTTACCATTCTCTAAAGGAAATTCAGTATACGGTAACTTAGTACAAACAAACAATAGCGGTTTTGGTAACTCAGATCAAGGTGGTTTATACGGTCAAGGCCGTTTCGGTTATTCAATTAACCAGTTCTCTCAATCAGCAGCTATCACTGCTGTTGCTCAAGCTACTAACGAGCAAATTAACTTTAATACAGCTTACAGTGGTTCTGGTTTAAACTCTACTCTTGTTGCTGTAACATTTACTACTGCTTCTATTAGCACAGTAATGGATACAAATGGCGTACGTGCATTTGAATTATTCGGTACTAGCTCTAATCAAGCTACAATATTTGCACCGCAGTATGTAGTTAGCGATTTCACTCAGTTAGATAACAGTGGTAACATTATTTTCTTTATTACTGGTTCTACATTAGCTGCAGTAAACGCTACAACTGGTTCAGCTCCAAACGTTGCAGTTTACTACAATAAGTCTACTAACTTCCAAACAAGAGGTGATTTTGAAGATGCTCCACAAGACACTCCAGCTCCATTCTCTAACCCGAACGCTGCTAGTTCTGCTTCAATCGTTATCCCAGAGATTAACGTACAAATGAAGTCTGAGACTATTTCTGCTAAGACTCGTAAGTTAAAAGCACAATGGACTCCAGAATTTGCACAAGATTTGAATGCTTACCATAGCTTAGACGCTGAAGCAGAATTAACAGGTATGTTATCTGAGTATATCTCTTTAGAGATTGACTTAGAGATCTTAGATATGTTAATTGAGAATGCTCAAACAGTTGCTAACTGGTCTGCTGCAATCGGTAATCAAATTAACGCAGCTGGTACAGCATACGGTAAAAACACTGATGGTGCTTACTACAACCAAATGTCTTGGTTCCAAACAATTGGTATCAAGTTACAAGCGGTATCTAACAAAATCCACCAATTGACTTTACGTGGTGGTGCAAACTTTATGGTTTGTTCTCCAACAGTAGCTACTATCTTGGAATCAATTCCTGGATTTGCAGCTGATACTGATGGTGCAGCAGATACTATGAAGTATGCATTCGGTGTACAAAAGATCGGTTCTTTAAACAGTCGTTACAAGGTTTACAAAAACCCTTACATGACTGAGAACACAATCTTAATGGGCTTCCGTGGTAACCAATTCTTAGAGTGTGG